TTAGAAATGAATAGAGTTGAATATCCAAAAGAATGGTTATCGATGGATGGAGAAAAGTTTGCTAAAGACAAAATGGAGAGCGTTTCGTCTGTGCATCTATCACCTGAAGTATATCGAAGAAAAAATTGGGGAATTAACTGTGTACAATTGTCCGATTTTATGGTATAATAGGACATATATTATTAGAGGAAAACTATGCCAAGTATTAATTTAAATAAACAACCACCAAATAGGTGGAAAAAACGTAAAAATCAAAAACCACAAGGTCCAATGCCTTTTGATGTGGCTATGAGAAAGTTTAAAAAAGCTGTCGAGGCAGCAGGTATTATTCAAGAAGTTCGTAAAAGAGAATTTTATGAAAAACCTACTGCTAAGCGAAAAAGAAAAAAAGCAGAAGCTATCGCTCGATGGAAGAAAAAAGAAAGAATGCTTAAACTAAACGGCTATCCAGAGTCGAGGAGAAAAAGATAATGTCAGTAATGGATAAATTAAAAAAGAATTCTAAAATTAAGTTTACAAAAGAACTTAATAAATCAGAATTTTTTACAGAAAAAGATATGATCTCAACTGATGTACCAATGGTCAATGTCGCATTATCTGGCGATATCGATGGAGGTCTTACATCAGGATTAACTGTATTAGCAGGTCCAAGTAAACATTTTAAAACATCATTTGCTTTATTAATGGCAAGTGCTTATTTGAAAAAACATGATGATGCAGTATTATTGTTTTATGATTCAGAGTTTGGTTCACCGCAATCTTATTTTGAAGCTTTTGGTATTGATACTTCAAGAGTATTACATACACCTATTGTTGATGTAGAACAATTAAAATTTGATCTTGTAAATCAGCTTGATAATATTGATAGAGGCGATAAAGTAATTATTGTTATTGATTCTATTGGTAACTTAGCATCGAAGAAAGAATTAGAAGATGCACTTAATGAAAAATCAGTTGCCGATATGTCAAGAGCAAAAGCATTAAAAGGATTGTTTAGAATGGCAACTCCATATCTAACAATGAAGAATATTCCTTTACTTGCAGTAAATCATACATATCAAGAAATTGGATTATTTCCAAAATCAATTGTATCTGGTGGAACGGGTATATACTATTCAGCAGATAATATTTGGATTCTTGGAAGACAACAAGAAAAGAAAGGCACAGAAATTACGGGGTACAACTTTGTTATCAATGTCGAAAAATCTAGGTTTGTTAAAGAAAAATCCAAAGTTCCTATTAGTGTTTCTTGGGAAGGTGGTATTGAACCTTATTCTGGCTTGCTTGATGTTGCTATGGCTGGTGGCTATGTTACTAAACCAAATGTGGGTTGGTATGCAAGAGTTGATCATGCCACTGGTGAAATCGTTGAGCCAAAGGTTAGAGAAAAAGAAACACTTAATAAAGAATTTTGGGATCCAATCTTTAATGAAACAGATTTCAAAAAATTCATAAAATCATACTATCAGATTGGTCATAAACCATTACTTGATATTGAGTTAGGGTTGGAGGAAGATGGATAATCATTATACTACTCAAGAACACCCCGATTCAGATTTTTATGCGTTAAAATTTACTGAAGAATCTCCATATACAAACGTAATGGTAATATATGGCACAGTAAAGATTTTAGAAGATCAAGAACTAGATATCGCAACACTGCAATTTACATATAACATTGTAGATCCAGGTGATTATGACCACGATGATTTAAGAAAAGATAAAGATTTTAATAATTATCTTGGAGATTTATTACAACATATTATTAGAGAGGGAACAATTGGAAATTCAGAATCAACTACCGACACACATACTGAGTCATCTACTCAATAATGAGGAATATTGCAGAAGAGTAATACCTTATATTGAAAAGACTTATTTTGAAGGCGTACATAAAATAGTATTTGATCTCATTGTCGATTTTGTTTCAAAACATAATAAGCTTCCAACAGGAAAAGTTTTAGATTTAGAACTTAAAAAAATATCTGCTCCAGAGGATTCACTAAATCATGCTTCTTTACTCATTAACGAAATCAATACAAGATCCGACGTTGACACCGATTATCTTATCAACGAAACAGAAAAATGGTGTCGTGATCGAGCTGTATATAATGCGATCATGGAATCCATACAAATTATTGATGGTAAAGATAAACAAAAAACAGAAGGTGCTATACCAGAAATTTTGTCTAATGCCTTAGGTGTTTCATTTGATCAAGCGATTGGCCATGATTATGTTGATGATTCTGATGCTCGTTTTGATTTCTATAATAGAAAAGAAGAAAGAATTCCATGGGATTTAGATTATTTTAATAAAATTACAAAAGGTGGTATACCAAATAAAACATTAAATATTTGCTTAGCTGGTACTGGTGTAGGTAAATCATTATTTATGTGTCATAATGCTGCATCAGTATTAACTCAAGGTAAAAATGTTTTGTATATCACTATGGAAATGGCAGAAGAAAGAATTGCTGAAAGAATTGATGCGAATCTTATGGATTTACCTATTCATCAACTCGAGTCATTACCTAAAAATGTCTTTAATGAAAAGATTGCAAGTATCGCAAAAGGAACAATTGGTAAATTAATTGTAAAAGAATATCCAACTGGTGCTGCTCATGCTGGTCATTTTAGAGCATTGTTAAAAGAATTAAAGTTGAAAAAGAACTTTAGTCCCGATATAATCTATATTGATTATTTAAATATTTGTGCTTCATCTCGTATGAAATCGATGGGTGGAAGTATAAATAGTTACACTTATATTAAAGCTATTGCTGAAGAGTTACGTGGTTTAGCGATTGAGTTTAACTTGCCAATTATGTCTGCAACGCAAACAACTAGATCAGGTTTCAGTAATACAGATATAGGTCTTGAAGATACTTCTGAATCATTCGGCTTACCAGCCACTGCTGATTTGATGTTTGCTTTAATTTCAACTGAGGAATTAGATGAACTCAATCAAGTGATGGTCAAGCAACTTAAAAATCGTTATAATGATCCTACAAAATACAAGCGATTTGTCGTCGGTATTGATAGGGCAAGAATGAAATTATATGATGTAGAAGAATCAGCTCAATCTGATATTGTTTCTGATATGAGCATCCCCGATAAACCAATCGCAACGTGGGGGGACAATGAAAGAAAAGACACGTTTGCGGAATTTAAAATATAGGAGAAAATATATGAATATGTTACTAAACGCAAAAGGCTGGGTTATGGACAGACTTAAAGAAAGAACATCACTTGATGGTGTTGCACTTATTGCTGTCTGTGGATCAGTTATTTTATTCGGAGGCTTAGCTAAATTATTAGCATGGGTCGGTTTAGGATATGGAATATATACTCTAGTTAAGTCTGAGGGTTAATGAAAAATGTTTAATGTTCGTGTGGTCTCGTATAGCAGACCAATGGATGAAGAAAAATTAAATGATGATCTTATACAATTGGTTGCTTATTGTGCACGAGTTTCTAATCCTGGAAATCAGTACAATAACGAAACTGCCGACAAGTTAATTAAATATTTGATTAAACATCAACACTGGTCACCGTTAGAGATGGCCAGTGTTTGTATGGAAATTGACACAACTCGGGATATCGCTCGACAAATTTTAAGACATAGATCTTTTTCTTTTCAAGAATTTAGTCAGCGATATGCCGATCCTACTAAAGATTTAAGTTTTGTAACTCGACAAGCTCGATTACAAGATAATAAAAATCGACAAAATTCAATTGAAATTCCTATGGAAGATTCTATCAATCATATATGGGAATCATATCAAGAAGTTATTATTGAAAGATGTAAACACGCATACGAATGGGCTATTCAAGCAGGTATAGCAAAAGAACAAGCTCGAGCGGTATTGCCTGAAGGTTTAACAATGTCACGTATGTATGTAAATGGAACACTACGTTCATGGATTCATTATATTCAATTAAGATCCGCTCATGGAACTCAAAAAGAACACGTTGAAATAGCTAAAGCTTGTGCTGAAGCAATTTATCAAATTTTCCCTTTGGATGATGTTATATAAGCTTATTTTTATATGTAATTATTATACATAAAATTTATATACTTTTTTTTAAAAAAAGGGTTTACAAACTCTCCCATCTTTGGTATAATAGGTACATAAATTGATGAAAGGAGTGAAAAATGTCAAATAACACAAATACAGCGATCCTCGAAGCTATAAACGAGGAAGTAAACGAACTATCTTCAATGAGTGTAGTTAGTGAACTTGGAATTACACCAATTGCTGACTCTTTTGATGAATTCTTAGCTTTTGCTGATATGGAAAAGTTAAGATGGAAATTAGTTCTCAAAAGATTCGAGGAGATGAGTGAGTAATATGGATTATTACAAAGAGTTTAATTTACCAGAAAATGCCACTGAAGATCAAATTAGATCTGCAGTTGGCGCACCTTCTATTGAAGAAGAAAAATACTGTCTTTGTGGAAAGCTTCACGAAGATTGCAACGAAAATTATGAACACATGACATCAGGAGTATAATTATGTGGAATAGCGAAGATACAATTTTAAGCGTTTCAGAACCCAAAGTAATGGAGTCTGCAGCGGGTTTTTATGTAGGTCAGTCTTGTGAGACTGAGCTTAAGTGGGAAAATGGCACCACTGATATTATCGTTGAACCTTATGATAGGTTGAGCGGTTATTTTGCCACTGCTGAGGAAGCGGGTGCTTTCTTAGCATTAATTAATTAATTTTTTGAGAGGTATATTATGAGACATAGTAATAATTATATTACAACAGCACATACTGAGTGCGCAAGTGAAATGTTAGAAATTGAAGCATTTAGAAAGGTTGTGAAAACAATTAATAAAGAGAATAAATTTTTAGAAGGTAGATATTCATATCCTGGAACACTTCCAAGATATTACGTCAAACTTCAAGGTAGAGGTGCTAGAACTGTAAATGCTATCAAAGATGGTAAGCATCCAAGAAGTTATGATCAATTTCTTCCTCTGAAGTATGCAGAAAAGGTGGATGTATATGTCTACACAAGATAAAGTAGCTTTTAAAGTAACTGCCAAAAATGGGAGAAAACTCGTAGCAGAATATATTTTTGCTAATATGTTAGATGCTATTACGTTCGAAGTTGGTATGAAAAACGAAGGTTATAACACAAAAATGGAAACAATTTATGTTTAATGAAATACTATTAATCTTTTTTATCTGCATAGTTGGAGTAGGATATAGCTCATATAAAATAGGAATTAAAGAAGGTAGCGAAAGCATGTTAAGCCTTTTAGAAAAAATTGGTGTAATTTTAATGGATAATGAAGGAAATATAACACCTAATACTAATTATAAACCCAAACTCAAATCATAAATTGTATAAATAGTAGTACAAGATTTAAAAGGACTACTATGCTTACCTTAAAAACATTTCAAATAAATGAAGCCCAAGCTCTAAATCAAAAAGAGCTTCAAAAGCCGAATACAAATACGGGAGTTCCTCGTATAGAAATTTTAAGGCGTTTAATCAAAGATCAAAAACCACTTGAGTTGAAAAATGGTGGAACATTTATTGTTGGTGATATTGATGACGCAATGCAAAAGTTAAACCAATTTGAAACAAATCCCTCAAATATTAGTTTTGTAAGTACCGATGGATCAATGGTTCCATTAAGTCAGATGGCAAAATCGAAAGTTTTTGGAGGTGGTACTGGAGGTGCAGGTGGCGGATCTGCAAATACAAAATTAACCGAATCACATCAATGTTTAATGATACAAGCAATGCTAGATCATGGAATCCACGATGAATCATATTATACGTATGATATTTTAAAAGAAGCCTACAGAAAAGTTCAAGTAGATGAAAGCGAAAAAAATCTTCTAGCATTAGAAGGAGATTGGTTTACTTCATCATATAATATTGCAAAACTTTTAGTTAAAGAGGGTTATGTAAATAAAAATCATATCTTCCATCGAGGAAGTAAAGATATGATAGAAATTTATGCGATAAAAACAAAAGCGTTTAAAAATATGGGATTTAGTCCACTTAAAGATGATAAGTGGAATCCCGGTGATATATGGGCAATTGATAAATCATTTAATGTATCAAAAGAATTACCTGATGATACTGTAAATACACTTAATCAGGCTTTAATTAAACATTTTAACGATAGAAGATTAGTTGGTATATCATTAAAAGGTCCTGAAACAAAATATCCCCCTCCACTAAAAGAATTTAATAATCAATATCCACCTGATGCAAAGATATACAAATATAGAGGTGTATTGTTACAAGGAGCAATGCGCGGAGATTTTTGGTCATCAAAATCTGGTACAATTAAGTTTGATGGCGGAGAAATGAATTTGAAAGATAATGCAAATGGTGAAGTAGTGAAAGCAGAAATTAAAGGTAAAAATGCTAGAGGTGGTGGATTATCTTGGGGCCCAATGTCAGATTTTATTCAAAGGGAAACTAGAAAAAAATTACCACCGTTTAAATCTGGTATTTTTGGTAAAGCAAAAAGAATTGAGAAAGGAGATCTTCGAGCTATTAACTTGTTTTGGGGAATGTATAATCATTTTTATAAAAACGATAGCTTTGAAGATTTTGTAAAAAACTTAGAAACAAAAGATAAATTTTGGATATCAGCAAAATTGGGTGTAATATATGTTTGTTATATAATTGACAAAATTGGTGGAAGAACTGCAGATAATATTGTAACACATTTTGTGAACTATGCTGGCTCAAGAAGTACTGATGCATCTGTTTACGTTAAGGTAGGAAAATAATGAGATCATTTAAAAATTACGTACCATTAACAGAATCTAAAAATACTCATATGACACACATTGAGGATTTAATTCTTGATGGTGGAGTTAAGGGGGCGCGCCAAGCTATCATCGCACTCAGGTCGTTGCGAGATATGTTACAAGGTAACGCAAAATCTGCAGTAGACGTTACAGTCAAGTGGGACGGTGCCCCCGCCGTATTTGCAGGAGAGGATCCAGAAACTGGAGAATTCTTCGTTGCAAAAAAAGGAATCTTTGCAAAGAATCCTAAAATTTATAAATCACACGCAGACATAGATGCTGATACGAGTGG